GCCGAGTGTGTTACGTGGGTCGTCCAAGTCGTTGAGACTGACTGATGCTCCGGATCTTTTCTGTCCATTCATCAGGCCCATGTTAACATACTTTACCTCCGTATACGGTTGTGCTATCTTTTGGGGTAAACCATTGTTGCAGGAAAACCATTCCGTCCGTTCTGGGTCAAACATGTAGTTGGTTGAGTTCATTTGCACGAACTCACGACTTACATATGTTTTTCCGACGGACTCGATGAGTCCTACTGCCCTTGTGATTTTACTCCAGAAGCCGTATCCTTTCTCTGTTGTGACTGCCGCAACGTCGTCGCCGTTGATCATCATTCTCGCCTTATCGAGGGTTATTACCTTTTGATATGCGAGTTCGAGTGACCATCGTGTCATTGCTGCGTTAGCTATACAGAGTACCGGGAATGAAGTTACTGAGCCCATAAGCTGACCGTTATTTTGGATGTATAGAGGTCCCTTCCCCCCGGGTTGTAGGTAGTGTCCTGTCAGAGATGTTAAAAAGAGTCTCCTTTCTTCCTCAAATAGTTCGAGTTCAGATGACATCGCGTCAGCGATTTCCTCCGATACCCAACTATAGAGATTGTTAGTTGCCCCTTTATAATCTCCTGACAGAAACTGCTCAAACTCGGTGAGTGTTGGCCCTAATGCACGGAGTACTTCATGAGCTTCTATCGGTGTTCCTATGACCTTGAAACATCGATGTTCTCTAAGTACACTATGTATTTTCTTCCATACGCCCCTTAAAACAGTCTGCATTAGAGGCGGCATCTTAGTGATCACCCTGATCTTGAGTGCTTCTGCTAGTGCTACCGGTACTGCAATCGGTTCTTCCTCTCTTGCGAGTTCAAGAAGCCGATCCCAGAATTCCGAGTAGACGCTTTGCAGAGACTCAAAGTCATAGGCTTTCTCTATTGCTGCCGTCTCTTCGTCTTCCATCTCCTCTTGTTTTGGTTTATCCGGTTCTTCATACCGGAACGATCTTGTGTTGAGGTATCCGCCATTTCTTCGAAGTCCTTGCAGAAGAGTGGGGTGCTGTAGTATTGTACCTACAGATCCCTGCTGTGCTCGGTTATTAATGTAATTTGCGGATGTGCTTGGAAAAAACACTTGCCATCGGTCTCGATCAGTAAGTTTCTG